GTTTGGTACGGAGCTAATAGCCAGTGTGCAGCCGCCTGCTCCTCAGCAACAAACTTGCAGTTCACTCAGAAGCCTCTCTATAGCAGCCAAATTGGTCCCATTTACCGCATTAACCAAACTTATACCGTTGCTGCAACTTATGTCTATGTCACCGGTGGAGAAACTGCGTTTAATGGCATTGAGCGAAACAATACCGTAGTGACCCAGCGCTACTTTGTAAGCGGTGTTGCTTACACCAAAATTGGACGCTTCATGCTTCAGTATGGCAACGATATCGCAACAATGAATGGCTTTATGGAGAGTCGGCGCTTAGCGTTGAGGTACACCAAATCTTTTTAAGCAGGCCGATCTTACTTCGAATGCTGCGATCCCCAGTACTTTTGCATTTCAATAAATAAAAATGATGAACGATATTATATTATTACTCCCATTATAAGTAAAAAAATGAAAATAATGCAAAATATAGAATTAAGTGGGACGGCGTTTTATTTTGAGTTTGGTTTTGATATATATAAAGGTGTAGGTTTAGTTTATGATTATAATTTTTCTTATGCAAATACATTTGAAATATGTTATTATGATTGGAGAAATCATGGTATCAAACAAATTAGAACATATTTATAAAAATGTCGCATCATAAATGAGAAAATGTGTAAAAAACTGTACAATAACATATAGAAAATTATATATTATGCAAACAACATTGCTAAATTATAAGGTGTAAAATATGTATTTTCACATTTGTACATTTTTACAGTATCATTTGTATTGTTTGCATAGGACGTGAACATTTTGTTTGACGACCAATCAACGTCAACTGGTTTATCCACGATTGTTATCTGACACATTTTTGTAAATGGTATTCGAATAGTTAGTATTCCCCCAGATGCATAGATTATGATTGAAATAATTACGCAAAATAGTATTGTATTCATGTTTGATGATTGTGTTATAGGTTGATTGTTGTTAGTATCTTCAATTTTATACCAGATCCACTACTATTTTTTGTGTTATAGAATCCTCTTTTTGAAATATATATATTCTGCATTGAATGATTGTTTTTATTGAGAGGTCTTTGGTTGTTTTTATCTTGGTCAACAATTTCAATTCGGAAATATACACAAGATATCCTTTTTCGATTTGTTGAAAAACCATGGCGTCGTATGTATTGTTCATTATATCTGTATGTATCGATAAATACATTAGTTCGCAACTCATTTGAACTTTTCGGATTGATTTTGCATCGGTATTTATTTTTTGAATATTTTGACAGTAATGGTTCAAAAATTCGGTGGCGGATTCTGACAATTGAGAGTTGATGATTTTAAGAAAACAAATCTGGTTCAATAAATCAACGAGTCTTCGGATAGGACTTGTTATATGAACATAATACTCCATTTTGAGAGTAGCGTGGTGATATGTAGTTGATTCATCGAAAACCGCATATTCACTTGATATGTTGTTCGTAAAATGATACAAAAACATTTCGGTCGATTGCATATTCTCGGTAGGTGTGGTGTCTGGTGTTGTTGTTTTTCTAAAAATACCACATTGATTTGAATGCAATAATTTACCACACGATTCATTCATTTTCACCATCCAGTATGCAACTAATTCGTGACTGTCGGCAATCGGGGTCGTTGAAATTTTATTGGTAAATTCAAATAAATGTTGATACTGGGAATTGTTTAGTAATTTAGGCGAATCGTATCGAAAATTCTTTTTCACGGTAATGATGGCGGTTGAATATTGAACATCTACAAGGGTATTGGAAGAGTCATAGATATAATCGATTGTTATGGCTAGACGTTTTGTTTTTTCAACTAGACTGCATGCATGTTCTGATAATTGTCTAGGTAACATAGAATGTTTTTTATCGGGTAAATAAATTGTAGACATTCGATACTCTTGTATATTCCACGCATTCAGTGTGTCGAGCCATAATGCTACGTTTGCAATATAAACAGATATTCGCGTGGTCTGGGGCGTTTGTGTTATACTTATTGCATCATCATAATCGGTGGTGGTATCGTTATCGATTGAGAACACATATTCGTCGGTTCTGTCTTGAATTTCTGGGTGGGTGTTGAGTATTTTATCGATGTATTGGTTCTCGGTCATTTCTTTGAATTTTGTTTTTATGTGTTGATTTAATGGCTGTATCGAGCGGGTGATTTGTTTGCAATGCAGTTGATATTTTTCAAAGGCTTGATAATCATCGATGGCTCCGAACGTTTCGACTAATTCACCACGAGGGTGTTTATCATTCCATTGGGTATATTTGAAAATCACATAATGATTCAAGATATTTTTCGAGAAACCGAGTTTCGGTTCATATGGGACTAAAAATGCCGGGTAATTTTTTTTATGAGGGATGCATTTGAAAAGCAGCCGTTTTTTGTTCTCTGTTCTGCCATAGGATTTGTTGTTTTCTAAAACGAGGATTCCTGGTATATAGGGTTGTTCTCGAAGAGGTGATGAAATTGCTGTTAATGTGGTTGAATCGATAATATCTTCATGAAAATGTTTATATTGCAAGGGATTATACGCGTGAATTTGTATTTGGGTGTTGTCATATGGTTGTGTTATATCCCATGCTTCATAGTTTCTTGAATGTATTTGCAATGTAAACGTTGGCATGTTTTTGTTTTGTATTGTTCTTTGATAAAATATTACAATTTATTCAATTTTATATCGAGTAATATTATATAATTATGAAATACAAAAAGCAAAGTGTAACAATTGTAATCTATTTAGTAATGCTATTTTTAGTATTGTATTTTAATTTTTATTTTGTAATATTTTTTTTTAAAAATTTATTTGGTAAAGATTTTCCAATTAAAGAACATGATGAATTAAACAAATTTCATGATAATCCTACAAATTTTATTGATGATATGTACTATTCGTATTGCAATCGTTGTTTAGAAAAATTAAATAAGCAGTATGATGGAATGCCAAAACAAAATAATACTTATGTTCTACCGAATATTCATGCAGATCAAATGTATCTAATTCAAGAATATACAAATAATTATAGAACACCATTAGTAATAAAAGGACTTATTAAAGATTTTCCTTGTGTTAAAAAATGGGATATTGAATATTTAAAAAAAAATTGTGGTCAATATTCTGTTATGGGATTTACAAAATCGGATAATAAAGAATGGTTAAATAATCAATTTGACAATATTAAAATTTTAGAAAACGTTAGATTTTCAAATGCATGTGATATGATTAAAAATGGAGAACTCATTTATATAAATAATTTCCATAGTATTTTTATTGATTGTAAAGTTTTGCAAAAAGATTTGGATTTAAAAAAACTAAACGAGATGACACCTTTAGAATATACAGGAACGAGTCAATTATTTTTTGGTGCTAAAGGTACAGGTACAACATTACATTGTGCTGCTAAATCGAATATATTTTATAATATCAAAGGTAAAAAAAAATGGACATTTATTGACCCGAAGTATTCAGAATATTTATCACCCGTTTTGAGTAATAATGGATTTTTTGTAGTATCTAAGCTGAATTATTTTAAGGATAAATCTATATTAAGAAATATTCCAAAGTATGAATATACGTTGGAAGAAGGCGATTTATTATTCAATCCTTCTTGGTGGTGGCATTGTGTTGAAAATATGTCTGAATACACAATTGGTGTAGCAAACCGAAGCGATTTGGGTTTTAAATGGTATGATAATAATAATAATATTTTTACAATTAATTCTATTTTGACAAGGCCTTATCAAATTTATAAAATGATTACTGAAATGGAACGAGTAGATGTAGATATAACAGGGAAACCTTTGTAAACTATACATACTTATCCAATAAATACACTACACAATTAAACATAAATAAATAAAATAAGTATAGACAAAAAATATGATGAATCAATTCAGATATTGTGTAATTATATACTTTTTTAAATATTATTAAAAGTGTTACAATAGAAGGAGCAATTATTCCAATAGTTATGAATCGCATCCTTTTTGACAATTTAAATTGTTTTGCTATAAATAACGATAAAACATTAAAAAATCCTAACACTAGTGGTGCATAATATGTATATAAAGTATAATCAATGTTTGATTTCAAGGGATTAAATTTGGAAACAATATAGAAAAAAGGGATTATTACAAAAAAACAAGACCCTATTACAAATGCGCGTAAATATTCATTCTGCATTTAAGTTATTATATATATAGATTTGACTTTATATATAATATATATTTTATTGTAGATATTACAAATGGAATATGTTTTTATTATTTACAATATTCCTCCGCGTAACCGTAAAACTAAATGTAGAGTAGATTCTTTTTGAATATTATAATCGGATAATGTACGACCATCTTCTAGTTGTTTTCCAGCAAAAATGAGTCGTTGTTGATCACATGGGACGCCTTCCTTAGATTGAATTTTTTCTTTAACGTTTTCGATTGTATCCGTTGGTTCTACTTCTAATGTAATAGTTTTTCCTGTGAGTGTCTTGACGAATATTTGCATTTATGTTGGTTTGGTAGTGTCTAGTGTTGTATAGTGTTATGTATATACATATTATCAATAAAAAGTTTTTATATATTTATATCTAAATATATAAAAATGGTTGGTTATAAAGCCCTCTCCGAGAATTGAACTCGGGACCTCCAGTTTACAAGACTGGTGCTCTACGACTAAGCTAAGAGGGCGCGATCACTGTGTGATATATTATTATAATATTGTTTTTTTTATTTTTTTACGCGTGGGGTGGGGTGAATATTGCTAATTTTTCTCCTAATTCTTTTTAAGTTAAAAATGTTACATGATGTGTGCCATCAAGGGTGTCAATAGTATTGACTACCTTTTCACTTTTATCAAAATTTTGAATATGAGCCTTTATGTTACTCATTTATAATATTTATGCTATATCATTAGCTCGAAACAATTATTATTGATATTGTATTACTTTTTATTGTTTTCATAAACCTTTTCTCGTAAAAAAACATAATATTCATATCGGTCCTTAGATAATTCAGTTTCATATACTTTACAATTACCAGTAGCGATAGTTTCAGTTATCTTTTTATCTATTCCTGAATTAGGATTTTTTTGAATAATGGTATTATAAATTTTTATTGTAGGCCATTTTTCTAAAACCTTTTCAAAAATAAAAATAACTTCTTCGCCTGTTACAGCTCTCTTTGTTGTACGTTTTCGCTCTCTCCTTTCTCGTTTCATTTTAATAAATTCATTTTTGTATTTGTTATTATTATCTTTTTTTTGCATTTCATTATCCATTCATATATTATTTACATGTTTTTATATTTTTCTAATAAAGAAAGGTAATATTCATATATATTTTTGGATGTTTCTGATTCATAAATTATTGTTTTATTATTCTGTAAATTTCTTTTGATGTTTTTTATAATATCAATTGTAATAGTGATAGGGATATTATTTTTATTTCTCTCTTCTATTAAACAATCTAATATTTGTGTGGGTTTCCATTTTTCAATATATTTTTCTAATACAAATATGATTTCATCTACATGAATTTTTCGTTTTGATAAATTAACTTCTTCTCTGGATAATTTTTTATTATTGTCTTTTTCTTCATTTCTACATACTAAATCTCCATTTTTAATTCTGGTTACGGTGTGTCTAAGTAACGAGAGTAATTCTTGAATTTCTATATTTTTATAACCTTTTTCTATTAATTCTCTAACTTTTACTATCATTTCATCGCTAATTCCTCCTTTTTTATCTCTTATTGAACATGACATTTTTTTCTTAGTTTCTTTTGAAAATGATTTACCATAATTATGATTTCCATCACCTTTCATTTTTTCAGATTTTTCTTTATATAGTTGTTTGTTAAGAATTTCTCTACAAAAATGTGCTTTTATATTTCTCATTTTTAATGTTTCTAAATAACCTTCTTTACCCGTTTCATTTTGATTTAAATCGTTAAAAACTTCTATTTTATGTTTTTCTTCGTTACAAATTTTATACATGTCTTTTTTTACAATATCATCATTTGTGGTTAAAAATACCTCAAATGCTTCACATTGATTATATTTTACAATTAAGTGTTTTTTTACTAATTGAATAAATTTTAAACAATGCGATTTTTTATAAATTTTATATTTATGTTTACTTATTTTACCAAAACCTAAAAATTTTTGTATTTCATTTAATAATAAAGGATGATTTTTTTGACTTATCGTTATATTCCAATCATCCAAATCATTATAAATAAAGAAACATCCTTCTGCGTCGAATAGCCCTGAAATATATTCAATATTTAATCGTGAAATGTTTGACTCATCAAAATTATATTTTATATTATTGTATTCAGAACATTTGATGTGTAAAATATCTTTTTCTTCATTTTTATTTTTCAAATTTGCTAATTTATTAAATTCATATAAACATTGATATTGGTGTTCTTTTATAATAAAACTTTCTCTCAAATAATCCATTAATATTTGATATTCATTGTTACGAATCAATAAATTGTATTGATTTCTTACATTATATTTGTGATAATAATCATCATCATTCATCATATTTATAGTTTTATCATTTCTATTTGATGAAGAAGTAATACTTCCACCAAAATGATATCGCATAACCTGCAATATGTTTGTTCTACATTGTGTAATTGTAAATCCTGATTGATAACCATCAGTTATTTTCCTTATAAAAATACATCCATCACCATCTATAAAACCAGCAATGTAAGATGGGTGTGGTGGATTTTTATTGAAACGGTCTAAATGTTTTTGATTATCTATTTCCATTGTATATTGTTATATATACACTTTTATTTAAGTTGTTTTCAATTTTAATATTATAAAATTTTATAATATTAATTTTTATTATTTATTATGGTATTAATTTTTATAAAATAAAAAATATAATAACACGATATAGAGTATTTAGTTACTATATGCGAGGCCGCCCCATAAGCATATAGTTTTATTAATTTTCATTAATAAATTGGACTATCCCTTAAGTCTTCATTGAAAGTTGCTAACTTTCTCTGACCCATTCCATTATAGTCTCTGAACCTTCTCCATGTGCTTGCATTTGCGCATTTAGGAGCTTGGCTGCGGATTGTCCAATCCTTTTCGTTGTTACTGTGCCCTAGGTCATTACCCCGGGTATTCATTATATTTTCACATAATGAAGTAGTAGAAAAGGCTCTAAGGATGTTCCTGCATTTTAGAAATGTCGCCTTCACTTGACAAATTAGTCAAACGAAGACTAGCTGGTTATATGATGTGAAATCCTGTTTTTCACATATCTGCTTTACACTGTTTATCCATATTAGGAAGCAAATATCTAATATGGCAGCCAACTGTTCGGCACAGACGGATAATACATTTTGTACTATTGTATATTGTTGTATATACGATTTAATGCCTGACATAATTCTTAAAACGTTGTAGTTGGTGGCATAAACACGGACCTTGGCAGTCTTGGTACCTTCAACGGTGGCATTGGAAAGTACTAGTTGAAGGGTAGCGTTATCAATTCTGGAGAAGTTACATGTGCCACTTGGTTGATGCTCTTCTGGGCGAAGGGCAAATGAATAAACATTAATACCAGTGTCTGGGTTTCTGGTGTGAGCTTGGTATGGTTGGACAACGTCAAAGTATGAACCTTCACGCTCAGAGAAACGATCTTGACCGTTAAGTTGAAGCTTAGCGGTGACGACTGGGTTTTGACCCCAACAGTGCATGTCTAATGAGGTTTCAGTAAGAACGAATGTACCTGCATCAGAAACAGTTGAACCCATTGTGTGGTTAGGATCTAAATCTTGAACAGCTGTTAGACTGGCTAATGAGTTAGCAGCAAGAGCGGCGGCAGCAGCAGCGGCATTGAGTGGGACACGTTCACCACCAAGGTTTGGCTCATTGTATGGGTTTGATGGACCGTGCCAGTAGCCAGAGAAACCATCAGGGATGTAAGCATCCATGGCACCAGCGTCTTGGAATAGACCACGAGCATCAATGAAACCAGTTTGGTTACCAACTTCAGCTGGACCACCAAAAGCATGGACAGCGTTTGGAAGAGCATCAACAGCATCAGTGTAGTTGAATGGTTGAGCACCTAAAACCTTGAATAGAAGAGCATCACATACAAGGGATGAACAGTAATCAACGTTTTGATCAGGTTGGACAACCCAGACTAATTCCTTAACAGGGTGGTTGAAGTTAAGCTTGATCTTATTGGATGATGAACCGACTGATTCATCACCAGTGAATTGAAGTTGTGTGATAAGGTATTCGTGAGGGTTTTGTGCCATTCTTCTACGTTCATCAGTATCAAGGAAGACGTAATCAACGTAAAGGGAAGCAGCAACAATAGATTGATTGTATGCAATGGTGGCTGGAACTGGACGACCTGGGGAATATTGAGTAGCAGCTGTTGGTGGCTTATCAGGAGTAGCACATGAAAGAGTTGTAACAGCCCATAGACACTCATCAATAGGACGAATATCTAGGTTAATTTTAACTTCGTGATACTGCACATCACGTTATACCCCACCTTTCGGTGTATTTATGTTTCTAGGGATTAGACTATATCTTAAGCTATCATTGAAGTTGATTAAACTTCTCAAACCCAAAACCATTTAGTCGTTGAGCCTTCCTCATGTCCTAATCATATCGGATTTAGAGGCTTGGTTGCTGATTATCCATTGTAATATCTGTGGGATTTTTACCATACCTGAGTTCATTATCTCTCAGCCATGATAAACTTTCGTTTATCATTTGGTACCCCAAAAATTGTTTTCAATACATAAACAATTTAATTTTACAGCTTTAGGAACTTCCAGCAGTTTGGTCTTGTTGCCTACTGTTACATTTTTAGTAACAGGAGACTAGCATCTGGGGATGATTAAAAAAATCATTATGAGCCCCTAACAAATTTTCACTAAAACAGTTCTCATATGTTTTAGTTTGGATGCTTTTCTGCCCTGCAGATTTTAAGGCGATTAAAGGAAGTGCTAAACCAGGATTGGTACAGAACCAAAATTGAAGTGGAATGTACAGAGTTGTTTCTGGAAGAGCATTTCTTGGAGCACAAACTTGACGTGGTGCTAATGAGTCACATGGACCATCAACATCAGCGAAGGATGGATCAGTGATGAATGTAAGTTGAGTTGTGTTACCAACCATTTGGAAATAACCACGTTGTTGTTCAGATGACATGGTTAATTGATTCCAGATGTGCATCCAATCACCGTATTGACGATCAATTCTTTGACCACCAATTTCGACTTCAACTTGAGCAATAAGTTGTTCACCTGGGAAATCTAACCAACGAGCATAAACACCTGTGCCTTCACCAGCAATGTAGGCACCAATACCCATAAGTTGGTTAATTTCAGGAAGTGTTACTTGTAAATAAGTACGGTAAGCAAGATCACCGTTTCTACTGATAACACATTGGACACGACGACCGAAATCGGCTTGACCGTTGAATGTTTGTTCAATAGATTCAATAGCAAAGTTAGTGTAACGTCTGTAAGTTACTTTCCAAAAAGTGATTTGTGGATTACCTGTAAGGTAAACGTCTTGAGCGCCGTAGGCGACTAGTTGCATAAGACCTCCTCCCATTTTTATACTATTCCTAAAGAAAAAAAAATTATGGAATTTAAATTAATTCATTTAATTAAATTAAATTATAACAAATACGGAATGTTACTATAACGATATTCACAAAAGTATTACCTAATTAGCAGTTACATTATAAACATATGAATCATTTAATATGAATTGCCTAATACGTAATAAATTCTGTATATAAACGAATATAATATAATAGTTACAATATACTACAATATACTACAATATATTAATTTTCATAAATGTGAATTAAATAATTCACACTAATATTTACTATAAAACAATTTAGTTATTAACTTATTTACTTATTTACTTTTTAACCATATAAATAGAATAGACACAAATACACAAACAAATGCCATCTTTTAAACCAAAGCTAGAAAAAAAAATTTTCATAGATAAAAAAATATCGACTACACTAGATGGGAAACATAGTGAATTTGTCGATCAATTTCAATATGATGAAGAAAATACAATACCTAAATTGAAAAATGAAAAATTAAAATTACATGAAAAATTAATGACTTTACAACAAAATAACAATTCTGAATTATCAATTGAAGAAATTATGGATATAAAAGACAAAATAAAGGAAATTCAAAATTCTATTAAAAAAATTAAGAATAAAAGAAAAAAATATTATTTGGATAATTCTAAATATATTTTTGACTATTTTGAAAATAAAAAAGGTATATCCAACAATGTAGGAAATACAAATGGAGAGACAAATATCGATGATTCTATCATTAATAACAAAATAAATTCTGGAATGTTTATAAGTGAAAAAACAAAAAAACTAGAAAGTTTTTTTAAAATTAAAAGCGATAACAATAACACAAATGAAAACAAAAACAATAATATCGTAAAAAAGTATTTGAGTAACATTGACGATTCATTTATTGATGTTAATCATTTTGTAAACAATTCTGATATTTGTAAATTTTGTTATAAAGGCGAGTTAATACCGCTAGATGATGAGGGAATATTAATATGCAATGTTTGTTTTAAAAATGTTCCCTATCTAATAGAAAATGAAAAACCATCTTATAAAGAACCTCCTAAAGAAGTATGTTTTTATGCGTATAAAAGAATTAATCATTTTAAAGAAATCATCGCACAATTTCAAGGAAAAGAAACAACCCAGATACCACCTGAAGTGATAGAAAATATTAAACATCAAATTAAAAAGGAGCGCATAAAGATGTCACAAATAACAAATGCTAAAACAAAAGAAATACTAAAAAAACTGGGGTATAATAAATATTATGAACATATTCCTTTTATAAAAGATAAACTCGGTATTAAACCTCCTGTTATGTCTCCTGAATTAGAAGATAAGCTTTTTAATTTGTTTATGGAATTACAGGCGCCTTATTCCAAATTTTGTCCAGATGATCGTGTTAATTTTTTAAATTACTACTATACAGCATATAAATTATGTGAATTATTAAAAGAAAATCAATATTTGGAACATTTTCCAATGTTGAAGGATCGAGAGAAAAGAATTGAACAGGATAATATTTGGAAAAAAATTTGTGAAGAACTCGATTGGGAATTTATTCCTACTATATAGAAAAAAATAAACCATGTAATAATTTGTTGGGGTGTTGGGGTGTTGGGGTGTTGGGGTGTTGGGGTGTTGTCTTCTTATTCCATGTAACTACCTTCCAAACTCATATTTTTAATCATATTTATTGAATCATTCGATAAATTAAATAATTTATAAACGTCTTCATTATTCCATTTTCGATCTAGTGGTGGAATTGGTATCCATTTAAATACCTCTTTATTACATAAATTATGTGTAATTTTTCGCATTGATAACAAAACATGTGGTAATTTGCATTTTAAATAAGAAAGCAAACTTTCTGCTTCGGATTCACTATTTACATTAAATGATATATATGATTTACTGTGAATTTCGTGAGGTCTACCTATAAACATATTAGCGAACCCACTAGTACCATTGTATGCTGCTGCAGTTGTAATAATTTTCCATTTTCTCTCAAAATCTTTAATTTCATTTTTATGTACCCATCGTTTAAATCCTTTGTTTTTTGCTACATAACATAATATATCATCCTCTGTTTTTTTAGATAATTCAAATGTTTTATCGTTTGATGTATAAGTTCCTTGGGATACATATAAATCAGATAATATCTTTTGTGTAGGTGTAGCTGTAGGTGTAGATAAATAAGGTTGCATTTCATTAACTAAATTATAATATTTTGGTTCTATGATAATATCATATTTGCATAGATCAATATCTTGGTCGTTAAATTTGCATTTTTTATTAGTAACACCAGAATTTATATTATTTATTAGAAAGTAAGAAACACCACCTTTAATTTGTACACCTTTGAAAACATCGTCTTCTGGATAATGTTGAATCAATTCAATATTTGATTTCTTCATATAATTTCTCAAATCAACCAATAATTTATCGCTAGATGTAAACCACTTTGAAGGAGTAATAAAGACAAAGTAATCACTCATTGTTGAGAATTTATAAATCCAATTTTGATATACGGGTTTTTTATGTGGATCCGCACTGTTTTCTGGATCCTCATTATATGGCGGATTTCCAATAATTGCGTTAAAAATCGTGTTGTTTGTATTTGATATTGATAGGTTACTCCATACATTGCATGGATCTAGTAAAAGTGTATCACCAATATAACTATTAAAATTAAATTCTTCATCTTCATACCCGCTGTTAAATACATAACCACAATAACTTTGAATATGACATTTTAATAATTCGGTTGTAATAAATACATTAAGTTGCGAAATATCAGCGAAATATAAACAATTATTTATAATATATTTGCATCGTTCAAAATTATTTGGAATATATTTTTCTAATCCATTAAACATTTTTTCGAAAATAGCTAACACTATGTTACCCTTTCCACAACATGGTTCAAATACTTTTTTTGGTGTTTGCCAAAATATTTCATGGAAAATATTAATCATACATAATAATTTTTCTAGTGGTGTGGCAACCTCTGCAAATTTATTTTTTTCATATTCGGTTGGAATAAAATGATTGGCTATCATTTCACGTAATTTATCTCCGTCTATCACATTATTATAAATATCACAAATTTCATTAATAATATCTATATTTTGTTCGACTAATGTTTTCATAGTGGTTATTATATTTATATAATAATCTTTATTTATTTTTTTTTCATTGTTTTTATCCGATATAGAATCAGGTAACAAATTTTTTTGCTTTAAAACAGAAAGCACTAATTCTAATGTTACGTCATTTTCAAAAATTTGCATTTTGTCATATATTTTAAAACTGCGTGATAAAATACCAATTGAAGGGATTAATACTTCGCAAAATTTGCGCATTTTATTCATTTTTTCTTCTTGTGTTTCTTCTTCAGTTTTTATATTTTTACATTCATCATCTGTTGCATCTGTTACATCTGATATTATTTCTGAATTGTTAATGCATGAATCCATATCATGTTTCACCCGGTCTCCTTTTGGACAATCTGGTTGTTCCCCATATAAATCACTGTTTGGTTTTTTGCGTTCTACATTTTTATTAAAATCTAGTAATTCTAAATTCAAATTAATATTCAATAAATCGCCATTTTTATCTGTACAATTAATATGATTTAATAAATGATTGATGCTAGAATTTACACAATTAACTAAAGTATTTCCTACCTTTTGGTAGTAATTGTGAATTTCTAGTGTTTTTAATTTACCATTATTTACTTCATGTGGATTAAATAAGAATATTTTATGTTCAAATAAATATTGTAATATTTCAGCATAATTTTTTTTTGTGTTTGATATTTTTTTATATTTGTGTATTATATCCAATGTACATAACAGAGTACGTTGAACATTCATGTCAATATTAATACCAATCGTTTTTCCAGGCGCATCAGTTAACGCTCTGCATGTTTTTTGTATATAACTATCCATATTAAAAGAATCATCTAATGAAATAGTGACATCACAATCATGATATGTTACACCAGTAGTTCCTTTATTACCTAGTAACAAAATGCATCCTCGTTTTTTTAATCTTTTTGTATCATTCATAATATTTAAAATAACCTGATTATATCCTTTTGTGTTGTTACCATCACCGGATTCTAAAGAATTGGAATAAGTAATATAATATTTATTCCATAAATTATTTTCTTTTAAAAATCGCACTATTGCTGGTTGCAATTTCGATATCACATTGTTACCAGTATTAACTGGTAAAAACATTAAGAACAATTTGGGTGAAGCTACTGTACTTTTTCTGGAATTATATTCACTTTGTGTTTCTTCAATACTTGTCATGATAGGCTTTAAGTTGTCATCTTCTTTGCCTTCCATCGGATCATCTGAAATAATTAATTTTAATAACCATACTAATATTTCTTTTCCATCTTCTGTTTTTTCCAATTCAAATGTCTCATCATATTCATACTTTCCATCTGAATTTTTTGATTTACTTAAAGCAAATAATGATGTAACTGCTAAACCGTAATTGGTTCCGAATTTAGAATTGTATTTTTTAATTTTATCTATTAATTCTGGTGGAAATGATAATTTCATTAACACCTGGGTTGGATATTTTGAATAATCTTTATCTAAAGTCGTATCATAAAAGCATTCTTCGAAAACATTCCCGTGACGGTTTTTCATGAATTGAAGAATTTCCAAATACACTGAAGAATTCGGATCGTTAGATTGTAATAGTTTCATGTTCGCTTCATCCATAATTTCCCATTCATAAACACAATTAGGATGTATATTAAAATATTCGAGTGTCTTATCTGGAGTTCCAGAAGCAAATATTGTTACCTTTGCATTTTTAATAATATTTTCAATATCTCTCGAAATTCGATCGTCGTCATTTGTATACCCATTGACATTGAGAATATCTTTTTTTGTTTTATCAGTTGAACTACCAAAATGACATTCATCAATAAACGTTGCATCAAACTGTAGTTTCTTTAATTGTTCCTTTTTGCTACCAGATACATCACATTTTAGATATTGCGTACTGCAAAGAATAATACCACTAAAATCATCTGGTATAGAGGTAAATTCATCCTGTATTATATATTTTATATTTTTAAAATCAATATATTTTTCTAAATCTTCTACAAAATCATCAATTGTAGACGGAAATGACGTCATAAACAATATTTTGTAGTTTTTCTTGTTTGTATTTTCTAATAAATCTTTTACTATAGAAAGCAAAATAATTGATTTCCCAGTTCTACATTTGTATTTTAAACAAAACATTCTGTGTTTGTTTTTGATAATCTCATTTTTTAATTTAATCAATGCAATTTTTGCATGTAATCTATGTTTGATAAGACGACGCGGACTTAACAGATAGTCCGCATTTAACATTTCCATAAAATCATAGATGTTCATTTCGTTATTTTTGAATTGTTGAACAAATACACCTAATGCTTCAATTACATCATTTTTATCAAATAAAAGTCCATCTTCTATTACTTTATTAAATACTTTATAATGTTCTGTAGTCGTATCTATACTTTTAGATATTTTTGTTTTATCTGCTACAAATAATGCAACTTTATGATTTTTCTCTTTAATTTTTCCATTATTTATATTATTTACTAATTCTGTGTTTAAAGCGGAAACTTCCGTATCTTCTTTGCTTATTTTTCTATCGTTATTATATTTACATGATATTCCCAAAACTGTATTAGCATCTAGACATAATGTTATATCTGATTTACTACCACCCTGATTAAGAGGTTTATTTAATACTTTTTTTATATTATTCAAAGTTTTTAATTCATACAATTTTCCTTCTTTTAGTTCACTATAATGTAAATTTGGAAAACATTTGGTTATAATTAATATTTCAATAAGTGATTCGAATGTAAATCCTTTTTTTATAGATTCTTTTTGATCGCATACAGTGTTTGGATTATTATTTGTCATGAATAGTTCAAATACTTCTCTCAACGATAAGGAATCATATGTACCTAAATGAATTAGATTAAGTAAATTGTGAAGAATATCTTTACGAAATTTTTGTTCCACAAACAATTGTAAGGATTGTTTAAATTTATTATTGTCTTTTTCTTCCTCAATAATTAATTTTGTTTTTTTTGTTTCTGGTACATGTTTATTCATGTTTGTTTTTGGTAGATAATCACTCATAATGTTGTGTTGTAGTAAGGTTATGTGAAAATTATTATCAATAGTAAGATTTAATAATAATAATATTATTATTAAATAACAATTTCAATTTTTTTATAAATCTGTTTTTTTCAGATTGTAATAACATTATGTTATGTTACCATTTATGCATTTATAGACCGCCAGGGAATCCGACAAGATTTGCACCAATACCAAAACCAGCACCTGATCTAGCAGTTACACCTATAACTGGAACATAAGTATCTAAAATACTAAATGTAGCAGCAGCAGTTAAAGCAATCATAAGAATTTCTTCAATATTTAATGAACGTTTTGGGATGGCATAGGCTGCAATAGCAACCATAAAACCTTCAACTAGATATTTGATTATTCGTTTAATTAATTCGTTGACGTCAAACATATTATTATGCATTTATATTAATTAATTAGAAAAAAAATAAATGTTTATTAAATTAATTATTATAAATCTTAAACATATTAAACATATTAAATATATAAATAATATTAGTATTACTAAATATGGTAAAAACAACAACTTCAAAGAAACAAACTAATTCTAAAAAGTCATCGGGTGAAGAAAACAAAGAACTATCTTTTGAGAGAAAGATAAATAGCGATGGTTCTGTAAATGCTAAATATGTAGATTTATTAGAAGAAGATAAAGCAATTGCAGGGCAAAAGTTCGTTTGTGTTTCTTTTGTTTCTCCTGAAAAAATATTAAAACAAAAGGAAGCATTTTTTTTCGAGGAATTCCTAAAGAAATGGGAAATCAATAAATCCATGGAAAAATTTACACAATTTTTGAATTTTGTCTCGTTCAAATACAATCTTCTTTTTGATGATGTTATGAAAGACTTTGAAGAATTCGTAAAAGAAGAAAAGGTTGCATTAACTCAATATACTATTGACGATGATTACAAAACATTTTTAGACAGGAATGATGACGATTTAGAAAAATCATTTGGTATTAAATACAACTTTCAAACCGCAACTCGTGGGTTAAAAGTAAGAGGAGTCTATCCTTCTATGGAAGAAGCAGAATTACGATGCAAAATGTTGAGAGAAGTTGATCCAAACCACGACGTATTTGTTGGACCTGTAGGTATGTGGATGCCATGGGATCCTGAAGCATATAAGACTGGTCGTGTTGAATATATGGAAGAAGAATTAAATAAACTCATGAGTGAAAAGGTTAAAAATGAAACCAATGCAAAAACTGCTTTTGAACAAAGATTAAAAGAGACAAAACAGAAAGCAATTGAGGAAAATATTAAAAATGCAGAAAAATCAGGTAATGCATTAACGCAAACAATTGATGATGAAGGTAATTTAGTTGGTATTGCTAATATGAATACACAGGAGAGTGCTCTTCTAGAAAAAGGAGAAGTTTCTGTTTCTGATATTAAAAGTGAATTGTTTGAGAGTGAGAATGTTGTTATTGGAAAATCAGACAATGGACAAAGTTTATTGGTAAGTGGACCATTTGCTAATAAATAAACTATGAACTATAAAATTTCATAATAATATTTCAATAAATAAATATAAATAAATATATTTATTTATAATATATAATAGGAACGAATATAAAAATGACAATTGTAAATGGTATAGAAATAGATAATATTCATTATAAACAGAATGACATTAAACATGCTATCAAAAACAATGATCCAATCGAGGAAAAATTAAATGTTGTTATAGTGGTATCCAACCCGTGTTTGTACGCACGTAGATATCGTCTTTTGAACGAGTTTGTCAATCGTTTTGAAAATGAGGAAGAACATGTAAATCTTTTTATTGTCGAAATGGTATATGGTAATCAACGATTTTATGTAACCAAAAAAAATAACCCAAATCATCTACAAGTAAGAACACAAACACCTTTATGGCATAAAGAAAACATGGTTAATTTAGCTGTGAAATATCTGTTGCCTAAAAATTACAAAGCTTTTGCATGGATTGATGCGGATGTAGAATTTGAAAGTTCTACATGGGCATTGGATACATTGAGGATTCTTAACGGTTGTAAAGATGTAGTTCAAATTTTTAGTCACTGTGTTGATATGGCGAAAGACGAATCATCTTTAAATATATTTAATAGTTTTGGTTATAGTTTTTCAAAAAACAAAAAATACATTACAAAACATATGGATTTCTGGCATCCTGGATATGCCTGGGCAATGACTCGACGGGCATATGAATCCATTGGAGGAATATATGATAAAGGTGTTTTAGGTTCGGGAGATAAAATATTTGCTCTTTCTTTAATAAACAAATCGGAAAAAATGAATCACGATAATTATCATGAAGATTATAATAATAGTATGATTGAATACCAGAAAAAAGCCAAATTACTACGGTTAGGATATGTTCCAGGTGTAATAAGACATTATTTTCATGGATCTAAAAAGAATAGACAATATGTAGAGAGATGGCAGATATTGATGAATCATCGTTTCTCTCCAAACGAGGATATTGCATATGATGATTATGGTGTTTTGGCACCCACAGAAAAAATGAGCGAAGAGTTTAAAGCGGATATTATGAATTATTTTGTCGAGAGAAAAGAGGATGATTAACATGTGCAACGTATGCGTGTAGGTATATGATTATTATTATGAGTAGTACATGATACATAATTACCGCATTTTAGACAAATATTAGTAATATTGTTTATGGAGAAATTAAAGGTGTGTTGCGTTGGATTGTATTTTTGAATAGTATAAATAATAGTAGTATAATGTAGATAGAAGTCAGTCGCTTCTTCTTCATCCAAATAATCAATGAATAACTGTTCGTTGTTGATTACATGTTCGTTGATAATATCGCAAATATCGACTTTGTATTGAATCGTATTACATAGTATTTGATATGAAATTTTATCATAAAAACAATAACTTTTTATGATATCACATAATTCTTTAGGTAAATCGGGTTTTATATTGATGTTGGGTTTGGGGTTGGGGGTGAGATTGGATTGAGTTGTCATGGTTTTATTTGTTTGGATGAGTTGATTATGAAATTGGTTGATAAGAAATTGTTTGTATATGGATTCTGAAGTATATATTGTATTCATCGATTACTAATAATATATGTAATTATCTTTATAAATTTTATATCTTTATAA